TTTACAGAAGGTCAGCCTTTATTCTATGTTGAATTCTTGACCGACTTACCTATAACCCTTAAACGATTTACAATAAACCCTATTATTGAAACTTTGGCTGGTGCTCTTGTAAACTCCCCTTACCAAAGCCCCGAAAATATGCAAGGCTCTATAGAAAGTAGATACAAAGCCTTTGAAACTTCTGAGTTTCGAGAAGGCTTACTTAATGAAATTAAAGATGCTCTAGTGTCTGAGGATGAAGCCAGCCCAAGCGTGTAGTATTAGATTATGACTTGGACTTATGTAGGACCTGCCACCGCTGACCGCGACAAAGTTCGCTTCCTTATTCAGGATGTGGATACAACTCGCCAACTACTAAGCGATGAAGAAATTGCTTACCTCTTAACCGAGTGGAACGATACCTATGAAGCCGCCGCTGTTGCCGCCGAAATCTTAGGTGCTAAGTTCGCTAATAAAGCCGACTACTCAAAGTCTGTTGGCGACTTATCTTTAAATGAAACTTTCTCATCTCAATCCCAAGGCTTCAAAGAACTTGCTAGAACTATTCGAGCAAATCGACATCGCAAACATACTGTTTCGTGGGTTGATAATGCTGAGGCTCTTAAGTCCACAGCAGACCGTTCAGTAGATACTTACAACACAGATGCCTTCTTAGGACAAATGGATAACCCAAGAACTAGCACCTCTGAGACGAGTCTTCAGTAATGGCAAAATGGTCGGGAACGACAGGATTTGATTCTAGTAATTTTTTAGAAATGATGCCCGATACAGTTGTCTTCAATGAGACTGCTTCAAATGATAAGTACGGCAAGAAGACTTTTAGTGCAACAAATATAAGTGTGCGTGCTCGAATAGTTGATGATGTTGTTCTTGTAAAAGATAGCGAAGGACAAGATATTGTTTCTGCTGGTCGCGCTTACCTTGCTGGAGATTATTCAAGTATAACTCTCGGACATAAAATTACTTTGCCTAGCGGTGCTACTCCTGTAATAGTAAAAATAGATTCTAAGAACGATACCTCTGCAACTACGCACCACACAGTTGTTTATTATGGTATGTAATGAAAATTGTATTTCCTGACCTAGACAGGATTCAAAGAGCATTAGCCGCTTCAGGACCAGCAGGTGTAAAGGTTGCCGCTAGAGCGTTGCGTAATGAAGCACAAGAAGCCTTCGCTCATTCTCAAGATGAAGTGCCAGTTGATACAGGTGCCTTAAAAGCCTCAGGTCGTATTCGTCCTGAAACAGGAGTATTTGAAAGAGGCAACGAAGTGTATGTCGAAATCACTTATGGAGGCTCGGCTACGGAATACTCCATCTATGTTCACGAAAACCTTCAAGCCAATCACCCTCACGGCAAAGCAAAGTATTTAGAGGACCCACTTACTCGTCAAGTAACTGGTATTGCAGGTCGTATTGCTGATAAAATTGAAAGAGAAACGAAAGGGATGTTGAGATGATAATTGAAGCCTTAGGCGATTACTTACAAAACACCGCAAGCGCCTTTGGTGCTCACGCCTCTCAAGGAACTCTCGGTACAAGTATCTTTCTTGGTAAAATGCCTGCCACTCCTGACGCTTGTATAACTATTTACGAATACGAAGGTATGGCGCCAATGGAATCCTTTGGTGGTAATCCTTACGATGTAGATATGCCTCGCATTCAAGTATTAGTAAGAGGCTCTCGCGATGATTACCCAACCGCTAGAGATAAGGCAAAGACAATTAGAGACCTCTTATCTGACTTAACGGATGTAACGATTTCCTCAACGAAAGTCTTGCGTGTCGCTTCCTTAGGAGCCTTTATTCCCCTAGGATTGGATGACAAAGACCGACCTCGTATTGCAGTTAATTTTCAAGCGTATGTAGAAAGATAACTATGAGCGAGCAAGTCAAAGACCCATACGGAAGGGGCTCTAATCGTGACGAACTCCCCAAGTGCTGGCGATGTGGCAGAATCCTCGCGGAATATCTCACCGTCCCGTACTCGCTCAAATGCTCTCGTTGCAAAGCAGTCAATCAACACCTTTAAAGATGGCTTAACTCAACTCGTTAATAATCCAAAAGTCTTTTCTAATCAAAACTGTTTTCTTGGACAGATGCTTGCTAATTTAAATAATGAAGAAGCCTTATTACTTCATACCGCTCTCGCAGATAAAAGAATCCGTCATGTAGATTTGGTTCGCCTTTGCGAAGCCGAAGGTTACAAAATGAGTGAAGCCACAATGCGCCGACACCGCGCTGGTGGGTGTAGGTGTGATTAATGAGTTTTGATGAACGAGTTAAAGCGCTCGTTGGACAAGCCAATGAAGAAGAACATCAACCGCCTAAAAGAGACCGAAAGGCTCAATGGGTTCCCGGAATTGAATGGAAGGGTGATGAAGGAGAAGTCACTACTTTACCAATGGAAGGAGAAGTTGCTCCTGATTGGACAGGCGTTCTTCGTATGTGGGGATTGGACCCTGAACATTTTTCTGTTGTCGAGCCAGTCCTATTTAATGTTTGGGGCGACCCTCTTGGCGTTCTAAATCGTCAATGGAAAGGCAAAGTAGTTCGGATAAAAGATTCCAAAACGGACTACAACCTCGATATTGTTAAAGAAGAAATTAAAAAACATAAGCGTCCAGCCACTCCCATTATTTATGGAGATGGAGTCTTCAATGTAGTCCTTGCTGACTGGCAGATAGGTAAATCTGAAGGCGGTGGAACAGAGGCTACGGCGAAGCGTGTAGTCGAGGCCATAGGAGCCGTTCTGAGCCGCGTAGCCGAGTTAAAAAGACTCAAGCGACCTTTGGGGACACTCCAAATTATATGGACTGGAGACAGCGTAGAAGGCTGTTTGGGACATTATGAAATGCAGACCTTCTCTGTGGACTTAGATAGACGAGGACAAGTTAATGCCGTTCGAACATTATTACTTGAAGCAATCCGTCTATGGGCTCCACACTTTGATAAAGTTAGGCTCATAGCCGTTGGTGGAAACCATGGAGAGAACAGGTCTGTTAATGGGAAAGCCTTTACCACCCTTGCAGACAATGACGACCTTGCGGTTATTGACCAAGTTAAAGATGTCCTCGCCTTCAACAAAGAAGCGTACGGACATATTGAGGTCATTATGGCGCCTGATAGTTTATCTCTTACAGTTGAAACGGCTGGTTGGATTCTTGGTCTTACTCATGGTCATACTGCTCGTTCGGGACAAACTGCTGAACTAAAGTTAAAGACTTGGCTAAGTAAAATGTCTTTAGGTCGCCAACCAATAGGCGAGTGCGACATTTTAGTAACTGGTCATTACCACCATCTCCGACAAGCGGATTGGGGAAGCGTTCATTGGCTTCAAGCGCCAGCACTAGACGGAGGGTCGGAATGGTTCAGAGTAACAACAGGCGAACACAGTCAAGCAGGAGTTCTAACCTTCGCAACTTACCCAGAAAAGAAAGTAGCGGACCTACAAATCCTATGATGACTCCACAAGACATAGCCGACTATGCAGTTAGTTTAGTAAGCGGAGATAGGCAAAACGATTACGGACACCCTTTAGATGATTTCACTCGAGCAGGAAAGATATGGGAAGCAATTTTAGGCTTCCCTGTAACTGCGGAACAAGTAGCCCTTTGTATGGTTGGCGTAAAGATTGCTAGAGAAGTTCACGGACAGAAACTAGATAACGCCATTGACGGTATCGGTTACTTCTTAACACTAACTATGGTTCAACAAGAACGCGCCGAACGAGAGCGTTTGAATAATCAAAATACTGAAACTGAGTGATACTCTTTACTTAATCGTGTCCTTGAGACCCCAACCGTTGTCGAGTCCTAGTGACCTATATGGTATTGGGGTCCTACCTGTCAAAAGGAGGCAGAATGGCTCAGTACCGCGCACTGGTTGGAATTGATTACCCACCTAACAAGCGTGTCGAAGCAGGAGAGATTGTTTCTGACCTGCCCGGCGATGCAATTAAATGGCTTCTTGAAGATGGTTTGATTGAAGATGCTAGTAAGCCTGCAAAGAAAGTCGAAGCAGTAGTTGAAGAAAAGCCTGTAACTGTTATTGACTTATCAGACGGAATTAGTATTGAAGAAGCCGAAGCAATTGTTTCTTCATCTCCCGAAGCCGAAACAATTATAAGCGAGGATAAATAATGCCTACATTTCGTCATGGTAAAAATACAATCGTTCTTTTTAATAAGTTTAATCTAACCGAATACTTTAATTCAGTAAGCACATCTGCAATGGCAGAAGCCGTAGAAACAACAACATTTGGTTCAGCAAATAAGACTTACGCTGTGGGAATGAAAGACGGCACAGTGAGTCTTGAAGGACTTTGGGCTGGAGATACTGATGGCGTTGACCAAACACTTGCGGCGGCAGTTACTTCAGATGCTAAAAACATTATTACAGTCGGTACTGAGGGTGCAACTTTAGGTCGTCGTGCCAAGTTAATTAATGCCGATGAAACTTCTTATGAAATAACTGGAGCAGT